CCTGTCAGTGGTTCAAAACTGTGCTGCAGGTCCACCTTATCACCGTTCTTGGCGTACCAGTAGGCAGCCTTGGTGATCTCCTCCTCCGTCATGTAGTTACCTTGGCTGTCCTCAGCCAGCGGCTCGTAGACGATGCCGGTGACGTAGTGGTTCGCTGCGTCCGCCTTGACAATCCTGCCGTAGGTCGCAAATGTCGCTTTGCCATCTTCGGCCTTTTTGAGTAGGAACGTCCTCTTGTTGGCGGCCTTGTCAACGAGGGAGACATATTGGATTTTTGCGTCTGTGATCTCGTATGCTTTCCTCAAGCTCTTGCTCATGGCCCTCACCTCCTTCCGGTGGCTCTTGGAAATATAAAAAGCAGCGCCAACGCTGCTTTTTACCAAAGAATTTCCTTGCTTTCTTCTCCAGTTTCGGGTATAATAACAATAGAGGCTCCCCTCCGCCCATACTGGTGGGGGTGGTAAAGCCTCTATTTTTTGTGCCTATAAATTTTAACCGTAGTGTCGCCGTCTGTGATTACCATTATGTCAAGGCTATCGAAACCGGACCGCTTGAATCTGCTTATTAAGATTCTCCGCAGTTCATCAACGGAGATTTTGTGGTCTCCGTAATCCAAAATGATCCCTCCGGGGTTCTCTTGTATTTGCCTCAAAGCACTCCTAACGGCACTATCGGCAGATTTTGGTGTTGTGGTGGATTTTAACTCCCAAAGACTTCCGTTCCACCTATAATCTGCGGTCTTCACCCCGAAAGAATCAGATTCTGCAAGCAGTTCTACATCTCCCCCAAAAACATCATGCAGGAATTTCGCTTTTGCGATTTCTGCTTGGTGCTTTTTGGCCTTATAGCCCTCGCCGTATATGATCTTCCCCTGTCCAGGAGTTGCTTTCCGGGAATATAGAGCCGTAACATCCGTGCTGAACGGCTCTATGTCAATCCCAGCCCTGGCCCGGTTCTTTGCATCCAATTCCCGCTCCCATGCGTCGTCCATACTCTCGATGGCCTCTTGCTGTAGCCGCTGCCGCTCCTCCAATGAGAGGCCCAGGATATCTTCGTCCACGACAGGCTGGGCGATACAGTGGCAGTTTATGCTCTCCTCCGGGGGAAGGAGGGTGTCGCGGGGGTACATCGGTGCGTATATGCCGCCGTGTATCCCTACCAGTTCAAACGGCTTGTCCACAGGGACACGCTGGCCGTCCATCTCCACATGGTTTAGGCGCGGCTCATTCCGGTATGCCCCTGTGTGCTTCCACATCTTCTCTTTGACCGCCGGGGATTGCATATACGCCTCCTGCTGGGCGACGCTGTGTGCCCGCAGGGCCTCTGTGACAGCTACGCGCCGGGCCTTGTAGTATTCGTCCCGGATACCACTTTCTCTGATGGCCCGCGTAAATTCCGCAACGCCGGTTCCCGCTGCGATGCCCTTTTCGAGGATGCTCTCTATCTCCCTGTGACTGGTGAGTTGCATAATCGCCCCAAGCTCTTTGCTCCAACTCTCTACCCACGCCAGCGTCCGCTTTGACACCTGCTCCAGCTTGAGGTCCCGGTCGGTCTGAGTGATGTAATAGCCGATGTATTCCGGGAGGAATTCGCTAAAGCTCTCTCTAAACACCGTGGTGAGTTTGCTTTTTGCAGAATCGCCCAGCTTTACCCCCGGCCAAACGTCCGCTCCAAAGGTTTCGAGGTCAACAGCCTTTTCCGCTTCCGCCAGGAAATAATCGGTTTCGCACAGAAGGACCTCTGCCACGCCCTCCTCGATGTCCTGCACATACCTAAGTGTTTGCCGGGGGGCGATGAATCCCTCCTCCTCAAGCGCATCAGCAAGGCTGTCGTCCGCCTTCTGGATGTACGAGTTGATGGCTTTTAGGAGGGGGCCGCACTCTAAACACATCGTCACTCCTCCTTGTCCATCTTCATGAGCAGCCGCTTGACCTCTTTCATCACAGCCACAACCGCATCGTCACGGGAATTGGCGGCCTTTTCTATTTGGTTCTGGAGCCCCATAGCGATCTGGCCGATGTCAAACTCCTGTGTGGCACCGCTGCGCTGTGATTTGCCGCAGGAGAGTGGAGTGTCGCCCCACTCGCCGGGGTAGTCCTCTGCTTGCTCCCCAAACGCCTCATAGACGATGCGCTTGGCATAGTTTGGGGTCACACCTCCAGCACTGTTACAGACGGTCAAGAGTTTGTAGAGGTCATCCGGGTTAGTGATGTCAGGCTCAAGAAAATACGCCTCGACATACCGAAATTGGTAGCCGTTGAGAAGGCGGTTGTTAATGGCCCACGCAAGGCTCCGGCGTTCTGGCTGGAACACCTGCTCTTCCGTCACCTCTCGCGCTGTCTGTGCTGTGGCCCGATTGAAATCTGTGGTGTAGGCCACATAAAGGTCTGGAAGCTGAAATGCCGACTGTACCTTGCGCCTGTTGTTGTCGAGGTAGTCCTGGAAAAGCTCGTCCTTCTGGAGAATGCTGGCAAGGTCCTTGACTGTGACCTTCGGCTTGTCCTGCTGGTCATAGCCTGTTCGTCCATCGCTACTTTCCGTTTCGAGGACGATGAAAGCGTGCTGTCCGGCCTCGCCTTTGATCTCGTTTATGTACTGCTGGAGTTTTGCAAAGCTGCTGTCAGAAAGTGTCCCTCCCTCAACCATAAGCAGCAACGGCGTGTGTCTGCCGTTGACAAAATAGTTGTTGTTGAGGGTTTCCGCCCTCCGGCTGCCATCGACGCCGAGTATCTGGCCTATCCACCGCACCTCTCCATACGGTTCCGTCCCGATGGCAAACTCCATAATCTCGTTAGCTTGATGTTCAAGGTCAAGGGTCTGGCCCTCCTCGATGTATTCCCCGTTCCGTCTGTCCATAACACGTGGGTCGCCAAATTCCTTGAAAAAGACAGTCTTGCCCCCGATGTCTTGCCGGTACTTGCAGTAACGCTTTTTCCGCTCTGTCTGCTGTCCGTGGTGGTAGTAGACCGTCGCAACATACGGATCGAGAGGGCGTGTCTTTTTGATTGTCGGTGTATCTTTGACAAATTCGATTTGCACGACTTCTCCGGCTATATTTCGGATGACTTCAAGATAAGCAATCCCGTAGGTCTCCCGTGCCTCAATGATGTCCTCGAACACCTCCTTGGTGTCCTGTTCGGTGTTCAGCAGCTCTATGATTTCTTTGGCCCTGCCGAACTCCGCTGCCATCTCCGGGGTTTCTTCTGTGTCCTCAATGTATCTTACCCCTATCCCGAACCCCGCGATGTTATTCTTGTAGGCCCGGATGCACTGGGGAAGGATGGTGCTTTGCTTTACCAGATTACACAGACCACGCTGATCGTTCGGTGGGTGAATCCAGTCTGCTGCCGCATAGATTTCTTGTTCCGACACCTGTACGGAGGTATCGGCTTTCTCGACGGGTCCATGGCGCTGTTCCTTGATGATCCGCACCTGCATCCCGGTCTTCGGTTTAGCCACTTGCTTTCGCCCCTCTCTTCTTAGGCGGCTTTACAGGCAAACATAGCAGCAGGACACAGTCCGCCTCGTCCGGGGAGGGCCGCCCTCTTTTTTTCACCGCGTCCTTGCTTTCGATCTTTATTTTACTGGTGTCTGTCAGCCCATACTTCCGTCCAGAAAGCTGGGCCACCAAATCATTGTCGTCCGGGAGAATCAACTCTACAGGCTTTTTACAGCCCTCCTCGTCGTAGGGCTGTAAAAGACTTTTCACTATCGACATCATGTAGGTGGTACTATCGTAATAGTATCTATGCCTGATCCGCTGGCCGAACTTCACTGGGTAAATCTCCATCCACCAGAAACGTTCCGGGGCGTTGCGTTTCACCTGCTGGAGACGGTCTACTACGCCACCCCCAACGCCGCCATCATCCACCTTGATGGGGATGGGGGCCATGAGCTTATACCGCTGTACCAGCTCCTCCCCAAGCAAAATAATATCGTCTGCTGTCTTCATCGTGTCTTGCCCCTGCCGCTTGCGGTAGAAAGTAACCTTTTCGTCTACCTTGTATCCAATCACGGTCTTATCGTCACCAAACCGGGCCACATCGCACCCGATATGCACCGTTAGAGGGTTTTGCCTGGGGGTAAACTCTGTTTGGATGGACTTTTCGACAAGCGAAAGAGGGATGTAGATGTCGTCCTCCTGGAGGGGGAACTCTCCAGCGACACGTACCCGGAACACATCGCTGTCCCTCCCGTACATTCTGGCGATGGTGTCGATAAAATCTTTCGACACCCGCCCGCTTTTCCTCCCGTCGATATGGATCGTCTTATAGCTGGCCCTGTTTTTGTTGTGGCTGTCGTAGAAAAAGCCGGAAAGTTGCGTTGGGTTGCCACACATCAAAAGCCTGGCTCCTGGTGTTGAGAGGGAGCCAAGGACCGGCTCGAATATCTGGTCATCCACACCGCTCGCCTCGTCGATGATGTACAGGACATGGTCCGCATGGAACCCTTGCAGGGCATCCGGCTTGCTGGCCGTCCGGGCCGCCGCAAACCATTCCTCCGAGTAGCCCCGCATATAGACCTTTTCTTTTGTCCATATAAGTTCGTCGGAGAGAGATGGGTTGTGCCTTATCCACTTGCTGACTTCCGCCCATAGAATGTCAAACAGCTGATGCTGTGTTGGGGCCGTGCAGGGGACCTTCGGGAACGGTCGCGTCATCATGAACCAAATGATCGCCCATGCTTCGACCGTGCTTTTCCCGACACCGTGGCCGCTGCGGACGGTCGTCATGCTGTTGTCTACTAAACTGCGGAGTATTTGCGCTTGCTCTGGGTCCGGGGTGGCCCTTATAACATCCTTCACAAACTCGACAGGATGGCTGCTGTAAAACAGAATGGCCCGCTCTAACTCATTCATCGTCGTCCTCTCTCCTTTGGAACGCCGAAATAATTGTGTTTGCAAGGGTCGGTGCTTTGGTGTCATCTGCCGCCGCCACTACCTGCTGAATGCTGGAGGCCCTGTTTGCCGTTTCGAGCTTTGCGCCCTCTGCGATGAAGCGAAGAATCTCCTGCGGGGTCAACTCGCTGATGTCCAGCTCATTGAGTGCTTGCACCGCCTTTTTTTGCAAGAGCATGGCCGTTTGAATCTGCCGCTCTTGCATCTGCTTTACCGCTTTTTGGGCCTGTATCAGTTCTTGCCGTTTTAACTCGTTGTCGTATGCCCGGCAACGCTCCTGCCACTTCCATGCACTGCTCCACCGTCGGATAATAGTGTCGCTTTTGGATAACGCTTGGGCAACCTTTCGACAACTACGTTCCACGCCCATTTTTAGGTAGGCATCAAAGGCTTCATACGCCTGTGCGCTTTCCCCCGGCTGACGCTCCCATGGCTTTTCACCTTTGCTCCATCTCGCCACGGCCCTCCTCCCCTTTTAGCGCGTATTTGTAGATGATGTCGCCGTTTTTGTCCCGGCCCGCAGGGACCAGGATACCTCCGTACTCCTTGGCCGGACTTGTGCCTTTGCCAGGGTTGTTCCAGTTATCCCGGAGAAATTGCGCCATTGTGGTGTCATAGTTTAGGGCACGAGCCCTGTTACTTCCAGTGTTGTAGCCCGCCGCACCACACCACGGGAAGTCGAAATACCGCCCAATGTCAGCGGCGATGTCGGAGAAATGGACCTCCCCCTTTTCACGGGCGATGATAATCGCTTGCCCAATATGCCCCTGCTGGCTTACCTGCCATTCCGGGGGAACGCCGCAGCAGTTACAGGCATCGTTGCACTCCCGGCAAAAGGCATCGCTGACATGGAATCTCATGCCAAGGCTGTGGGCGCATTCCATCATCTCCCGGATGATGGGGGCCTTGATGCCTCGGTTGAGCCGCTTATAGCCGTGCTGCCTGCTGTTCTCCATGTAATACCTGTGGATGTCAAAGCCACAAACCTTGCTCATTTCGGCGTAGCGTTTCTTGAGGTCAGCGTTGGCTCTGGCCTCCATGCAGAAAAATTCTGTCGTCATACTGTCTGCCCCCGCCTCATGGGCCATAGATATGAGGCGCTTGAAATCCGTTGACACCCCAAGAATAAAAGGCCGCAGGCGGAGTGTAACGTGTACCCCCCTGTCGGCCAGCCGCTTAATTGCCGCTATCCGCTCTTCCGGGGGGGGCACACCGCGCTCGATCCGCCGGGCCTTTTCCTTGTCTGCTGTGATGATTGAGATTTTTACGTGCCAGTTATGTGTGTGCCGGGCGAACAGCTCCATGTACCGTTCGTCCTCTGTCCACCACGCTGCCTTTGTGCTGAAAGACAGGGGATAGTCGATCCTGTCGAAGTACCGCAGCAGCTCCAGCGTAATGCCGTGCCGCCGTTCCCATTCGTCGAACTGGTCTGCCAGGCCGCCCCACTGCATGATCCGGCGGTTCTGGATGTAGGGGAAGAACTGCAATTCAGTCTTCGTGACAGCCTGCCGGTCATTCTTCATCGCACTCTCAAAGAGGTTGATGACCTTCCGGGGGTTTACGCACCTGGGCCTGCCGCCCTTGTATCCGTCTAAAGTGTGACTTTTCTGGAAGTACGAAAAGCAGTACAGGCAGTTGTAGGCGCATTTACTGTAAGTGTCAAAGGTCATTGGCATGGAGCAGTCGGGGATCTCCATGGTCCACCGGGGGGAGGCATAATCTTGCTTGAGATGTTCTTTTTCCATGTCTTACCCCTCCACACGGATGACGGTCGTATTGCTGCCCTCCCGAATTTGGTCTTTGTAGCCCTCTTTTTCTGCCCACTGCGTTGCCAACTCTGCGCTTGCGAACACCAACGTTACGACATAGCTTCCGCCGACGATGGTCTCCTCCTCACTGTCGTCCCAGTCGCCGTAGTCGGTGTCATCGCCCAGGCCATCGTTGCTCGCAAGGATGACAGCGATTTCCTCTGCGGAGAACCCGCTGGCGGTGGCGACCTCATAATCGTAGCCGCTCAAAATCTCTTCCAGTTTGTCGTAGTCCCACTGGCCCTTGATTTTGTTGAGGGCAATATTCAGCAGCTTCTCCTCTTTTTCGTCGAGGTCTACCACGGAGCAGGGGACGCTTTCGTATCCCATACTTTTCAGCACGGCAAGCCTCTGGTGACCCCCAACAACATTACCGGTCCTTTGGTTCCAGACGACCGGCTCCACATTCCCAAACTGTTCGATACTCGCCTTGAGCTTTTCCCACTCCGGCATTCCCGGTTCCAGGGCGATACGCGGGTTGTACTGCGCCGCGTTCAGTTCTACGATGTTAATTTCCCGCACCATAGTCCAGGCCCTCCATTCTGATTGTGATATTTCGATTCATCCCTATGTATTCCAGGTCGATGCCGCGGTCCTTCAGCCACTTCTCCGCAATCTCCTTCGTGGGGAACGAAAGGAAGATGTTGAAATCCCGTCTTGGCGGCTCCTGCTCCTCTGCGGCCCCCTTCTCGACCCCGCCGCTGCCCTCTTCTGCGACGCCGTCCTCCTCCGGCTCGTTGTCTCCGAGGTCCGGGCCGTAGCCGCCATCCTCGAACAGGCTTTGCAACTCCTCCTCGGAAAAGCCTGTGAATTTGATGTCTACTGCGGAAATCTCACCGAAAAGAGCCTCCAGCTTTTTGTAGTCCCACTCGCCCTCAATTTTGTTCATGGCGATATTGAGGAGTTTTTCCTGGTCCTCGTCCAGCTTGACGAGAACGACCTCGACCTCCTCAACGCCCATCTCCAACAGGACATTGAGCCGCTGGTGGCCGCTCACCAGATTGCCGGTCGCCTCGTTCACGATCAGCGGTTCCGCCACCCCAAACCGCTCCAGGCTGTTTTTAAGGGCCTCGTACTCTGTGTCCCCCGGCTTGAGTGTTTTCCGGGGATTATATTCCGCCGGAGTGATCTCCGTCAACTTCATAATTGCCGTTTTCACTTTGGGGCGCCTCCTTTTTTCTGTGTCGCTTTCGCTTTTGCCCAGCGGACAAACTCCTCTATTGTGACCTCTCTTTTGGGCCTGCCGCAAATTTTCCGGTACATTCCATAGTCGATGTCGGAAAATTTATAGCTGCCATCTTCAAAGGTCTGGGTGATCTTTAGATAGTCCCGCATAGGGTATCTTCTGAGCAGCGCATATTCTTGGGCGGCAAGCCTGCGCCGGTTGCCATCGTTCCTGATAACGCTGTTCACCACATCATCCACGAACGCATAGGCCAGGCAGGGGATTTGGAACATATCGCAGCCCCTTTTGCATATCTCGGCCACAAAACCAACATCGTCCCCTGTTTCGTCGAAGTCAAGGTTCCGTTTCACCCCCCGGAGGGTAAGCTCCTTTGCGTTTACAAATGTCACCTGCCTTGGTGTGGAGCCTTTGTTCACCACATAGGCCATTTGGCTGGCAGGGAAATTCGAGGCGAACCGTACCCGGTGGAAATTTCCAAGGACGCACCTGCTCTCCTCGAACGCCATCCGTGCGATGCTACATCCCAGCCTTATGATCTGCGAGTAGTTGGTCTCCTCGGCCTTTGAGAGGTGATCGCCTGCCGGGTCATGGAACACGTACTTGAGTTGCGTGATGTCGTCGTCCATGTCGATGAAATAGGGCTTTCTCAACGTGGAGATGACATAGTCCTGGATGTACTGCCTTGTTCCAGCCAGACCGTGTACCTCTGGCAAAGCAACGATATTGACGGTCGGGAAGCTGGCCCTGTATGCCTGCTCCTGTTCCGCCCGCACAAAGACATGGGTGTTCGCCTGCAATTCCGCATCGCACTTCTCGATGATACCCGTGATGGTCTTGTTTTCTTTTCTGTCCCACCGCTTGTACGACGGGATGCAGATAGGGAAGGCACCCCACCTCCGGGCAAGCAGTTTCTCCATCTGCGGCTTCTCAATCATGGCCTACCTCCCATTCCCGCCGAACGATCTTCGCAAGCGGTTTTGTTCTTGCCCTAACCGTTGCATAGTCCTGGGCCGTAGGTTTTGGCATCTTCACCTGGCCCCTTGCGTCCGGTAGGAGCCCTGGTCTTATCGGCTTTGCCGTACAGATGCTGCACGGATAGACCGCCCGTCTGTCGCCCACCATAAGAAATCGCCTCGCACTCTCCAGGCGTCCGTGGAAATACGCCTCGTGAAGTGTTTTGCAGTCCAGAATATTCGTGACAAAGTATTCCCCACGGAAATCGTTGCAGCATATTGCGACGTTCCCGTCCCACCGCACATAAAAATCACGGAACAGAATGGCGCACTTTGCTTCGAGGGGCTTCTTCGCCGCCCGCATCCCGGCTCCACAGTGATTATTGAGTTTCCGGCTTGCCGTGTTTCCGTCGCCATCTATCGGCGGGGTAATGCAGATTCTCTGCTGGCTGACCTTTTTGGCTGCAAAAAGGGGCACCCCATTTCCTTGCTCGAAAATGGGGAACCCCCTGCATATAGGGTCACTCCTGACAAATTCTCCAACCCTGCTGTCTCTATATTCGTCGAACACAAGGTCATTTAACCCGGCGGAGAAAAGGTCTATCGTCATCTCCGGGTGCTTTGCGATGATCGTCCCATTCGTGAATAGGTGGATCATATTCCCCGGCAGAATCTTCCGTATTGCTCGTATGAGCTGCGGGAGCTGCGGGTGCAGTGTTGGCTCCCCGTGCCCGGCCAGCAGTATCCGGCAGTTCAGCCCTGCCTGCTGTATCAGTTTGCAGGTGTGCTGGACAGTCTCGATTTCCGCAAAGTGGAACGCCCTCTCTATCCCCATCGTGCCGCAGAATTTGCACCGGCGATTGCAGCCCTGCACAGTTTCAATCTGCACCATGTTCGGTTTGTAAGGCCAGTTTGCTTCGTTCATATTTCCTCCAGAAATGTCTTTTGTAGAGGCTAAATCATGCCGCAATTCACACAAGCGATTCTTTTTGCGTCATATTTGCTTACAAAAAAAGCGTTGCCCTTTGAAGTTTCCCAAAAGGCAACGCTTTTCTTTATATTATTTTACAAGTTACAGTTTATCATCTTTGGGAATGAATGTCAAGTGCAGTTTTTGTGCAGTATCCCTCCTTCAAAGCTCGTCAATCCCGCTGATCCCGAAAAATAATACGGTCAAGTCGGGGATGCACCTGTCCACAATGTCGTAGACAGCTCTTTTGCTAATGTCCTCTTGCTTTGCAATTTCCTCCGCCGTAGCCGGCGTGTCCGAAAGGTACAGGCTGTAAAGAATCCTCCACCGACGCCTGTCGGAGACCTTACCGCTCTTTTCGCACATGGCCCGGAACACTCCGAGCATTTTGTTGATATGGGTCATCACCACGCGGGTAACGAGGTAGTTGCGCTTTATGCTGTCTGCGGTGATCTCCTCGTTTCGGAAACTCACTCCGAAGCTACGCATGATCTCCTCGAAGTCCTCGTCGGTCTCCTCCGCTTCATCTGCGTCGAATACAGCATTCTGATAGTATTCGTTTAGCTGCCGGTACTTCCGTATCAACAGCTTCGTGTCGTGGTATCGTTTATCGGTCTGCTGGCGCTGAAGGCGTTTACGTTCACGCTCTGCCGCTTTCACCGCTGCGGCTGCCCCGGCCTCCGCCCCAACCTTGGCTCCAACCTCTGCGCCCACCTGCAGCGCAATAGGCATGGCAAGGTTGATTGCTGCCTCTATCTTTTCATCAAGGCCCGTCAGTCCGGCGGCGACCGCCGCTTCGACCGCTGCTGATATGATTTTCTGGATGTCCGGTCCGTTTTCGTTCACAGGCTTCCCTCCCTCTATCCAAGAAATCTTAGCACCCCGCCGCTGTACTTGACCTCATATGCTCCGACATCCTCCGGGGTTATGTACTTGCGCCCATAGTGCTGCTTCATGTCTCGAAAGATGGGCCAGGGTACTTTGAAATACTGCCGGAAGTCGAATGATACCATCACAAAGCACTCGGCGCCAAGAGTTGTATGGCTGTCAAGCTGTTTTTCCTGTTCCGGGCTTATCACGCTCCGGTTCATACGCCCACCGTCGGTGTGTTTTGCCTCAAAGACGACGGCCCGGCCCCCAGCCAGCGTTCCTTTATAATCCGGCTGGGCCTGTTTGGTGTAGCAGGCGATAAACTGGCCCTTGCTGTTTTTGGCGCTGATCTGCCGCATCGGTTCCGGGGTCTTGCTGATCTCTGCTATCCCTTTTGCCCGATAGTGTCGGCAGGCCGCATCAATCATTTCCTCCCAAAAGGCCCCGGCCACTTTGCTTCGTTTGCCGACAGCGACCGCCTGGAAGTGCTGCGCTGCATCCCTCATACCAGCCCCCGCTCCGCGGCGAACTGGGCGACCTTGTGGGCGATCCCTCCCTTGATGCCCCTACATTCGCCCCTTGCAAGCGCATCAAGGAGGCTCTGAACCGCCGAGGCGTCTCCGGCTGTCCCTCCTACTTCGCGGCTCTCCTGGGGGCGCTGGCTGGCGCTGGTGACGATTCCAGTGTCCGCAGACCGGTGAAACTCCTCCACCAGCTGCCTATCCGTCATGTTCCGCAGACGCACGGCTTCTTTATGGAGCGCCTGCTCCTCCGGGGTATACCTGCATTTTCTTTTCTTGCTCATTTCTTTTCCTCCATGTTGTTTAATGCGTCGGTTATCTGCCGCAGGATTAACCTTATTGTGAGACCGAAGCCTGCACCGGTTGTGAGGCGAGCGGATATGTGTTCGTCGATGGCATAGTCCCCTCGTCTCACTCTGACAAGGACGCTATCCGTCTTGAAAATAAAGCGGCTGGAAATTTCTACATTGTGGTCTTTGCAGAACGTTAAGACTTCCTCGCCTGTTTCTTTTTCTGCCGGCCTTACTCGTTTTGGCCCGTCTACGTTTCTTTACCCAGTCCCAATGTAGTATCATTGAGCCTTTTTATTGCCATTTCTGCGTATTCTGGTTTTATTTCTATACCGAGAAATTGTCTCCCTAACCTTTTGGCAACTACACAGGTCGTCCCCGTCCCTGCGAAGGGATCTAAAACCACTCCTCCAACCGGGCATCCCGCTAACACACACGGCTCCACCAGTTTTTCCGGGAAAGTGGCAAAGTGTGGACCACGGAATCCTTTTGTGGCGATGCTCCAGACGCTCCGCTTGTTCCTGGCCCCGGTGCTGTTTGTGCCATTTCCATGGCTCCCTCTCTCTACACAGGCGCTGTTTTGGAAGGCTCTCCCACCGGTATAAGCACCGCTGCCCCGGAAGGTTCTGGCGTTCCCTTTTGTCCCACACGGCTCCCGGATCGCCGCTGCGTCAAAGTAATATCGCTCCGATTTTGACAGCAGGAAAACATACTCATGGGCTTTTGTGCAGCGGTCCCGCACACTCTCCGGCATAGCGTTGGTCTTGTGCCAAATAATGTCCTGCCGCAAATACCACCCATCCGCCCGAAGGGCAAATGCCAGCGCCCAAGGGACACCAACAAGGTCTTTTGTTTTACAGCCGGCAGGATTCCCGATCCTTGGCCTGCTGTTTTGGGCTTCTGGCCTGTTAGACCCAACCCCTGGATTTCTCGATTGCTGCCTGCTTGCTCTTGTGCCTGTTGCATAACAATCCCCGATATTTAACCAAAGCGTTCCATCGGACCGCAAAACTCGACGGACTTGGCGAAAAATATCTACAAGATGGTCTATGTATTCTTCCAGCGTTTCTTCGGTGCCAATTTGGCCGGCCACACCGTAGTCCCGGAGGCCATAGTACGGAGGTGACGTTACGCAGACATTGACGCTTTCTGCCTCCAACGCTTGCAGTTGCTCCTGGGCGTTGTTGCAAAAAATTTTCTCAACCATTCGTACCCTCCTTTCAGTCTGTATTAGTATGGCGGAGCGGCCTCTTAACCCTCCAAGTCTCGCACAGCATCTAAAGCAGCCTCCGCACAGTCAATCGCATAGCGCAGTGTTCCCTTGTCGTATTTTTTTCTTTCCTGTTCTTTGCGGAACAAATATGCTGTAAGGCTGTCATCTTCGACCTCCTCAAGGTAGCCTGTCCGCCCGTTTTTTTCGCTATCCCGGTTGAACGCCTCTGCCAGCTTTTTCATCTCCTCAAGTGTTTTTCCGCGAGAATCGTGATGGCCGACGATTTTGCCCTCCTTGTCTCTGTAATAAGCGATGACGATCACTTTTTCTGCACCTCCTGTTTGTCTATATAGAGCTTGTCCACTGCCCACGCAAAGTGTTCGCAGCAGTTCCAGTAATGAATCCTTTTGCCGCCTGCAACAGGGCAAATATCATATCTCCCAGCCTCTGTTCTCCGGTTCCAGTG